ATTGGATACTGTCCTGTTAAAACGTTTCCTCTAGCACTGTTTAATGCAGGTGCTCTGAAACTTGATGGTTTCAATATATCACCTTTTTTAAATTTACCAGAGTCTTCTTTCATAACAAAAGCAAATACACCTCTATCTCTTACGATTTTAATGTATTTTTTTCCGTTTGTAATTTTAATCATCTTATCCCAATTATCCATTTGTTCTTTTGAATAACCAGTTAAGTCTTTTTGACCGTTATTTGTAGTCCAGTCATAATAGTCTTTTTTGGCACCGAACATCATATTTTCAATACCTTTTTCCAGTGTTTTTGCAGTTTCAAATACCATAGTTGTTTTCATTTGTTTTCCTCTCTTATTTGTTATATACTGAAAATGTATCAGCGCCATGCATATGGCAAAATGATTGAGGTCTTTGATATCCAGGTTTTGATTTTCCTCTATATCTGTATCTCACATTTTTTGCTCTTCTTGAAGCAGATACTTCTTTGAAATAACTCAAATATTTAATTGGAATATTCGCAGCTATACAAGTTGTTGTATTAGTAACTGTCTTTCCATTAGGTAACTTAATCCAAGGTGAAACCAAGTATTTAATTAGTAACGGATTTACAACTCTTTCAAAGACTTTTCTTTTTCTGTCTTTAGGTAGTGACTTATTATTATTATACTTCATTATTGTTTTTCTCCATAGTGTAGATTGATAAAACGCCTGAAATTAACATAATTCCAAACATTACAAAGAACATTGGCCAGTTATCATTGCCTAAACAATGACCACCACAATCTTCAATGAAACCAACTGCCATTATAGCAGAAAGTATTGTTGTAATACTAAAAAATGTATTCATTATGCAGCCTCCTTATCACATTTTCTAAAAGCAGCAATGTGTTTATCCATCTCTTTAGTTCTATAAATAGAAAATCCGTTATAAACAGATGATATTTTGCATATTGGTTTATTACCACCTTTACCGAAAGATTTATTTCTAAAATGAGAATAAATAGTGTGTTTCATAGCATATTTCGGTGTATATGACGGAAGTTTTTCAACTTTTATATCATTTATAGTATTTGTTATTTTCATAGTGTTTTTCCTTTTGTTTTATTCATTTTATACGTCCATAATACACTATTTTCCCCCAAAAATCAAGAAAATAATGGAAAATATACCATTTTTATAGAACAAAATGAGAACATTGACGTGGAGGGATGTGATTCTGGCATAAGAAGAACAAAATGAGAACATTTATGTCAAAAACCCTTGTTTTTTCTGTGGAATACCGTCATTTTAATTTATATAAATATTAAAAACGAATCAAAGTGAGGAAATAATGAAAAAATTGAGAATTTTTAAATTTTTTGATGGAAAAGAAATTAACGAGTCGGTTGAATCTCTTTCATTTAAGAAAGCAGTCAAAAGTATGCAAAATAAAATTGATTTAAAAAAACATAAAGGTTTATTTTGCGAATGGATTACTAAAAGGGGGCAGGAGATGTCTAAATGGATAAAAATGCCCATAGGAAGAAAAAAGAAAATAAGTAGGTAATGGCAAAACTAGCAAAGTCTTACGTAGCACACGTAAGAACACCAAAAAAAACATTAATAGCAAGTGGTTGTAGTTGGACAAATGAAAATTTTTGGTCTGATTCTAATCCTGATATAGATTGTTCTTGGCCAAAATGGCCAGAATTATTAGCAAAAAAATTAGATATGGAATGTATTAATTTAGGTCGTAGTGGAGCTGGTAATGAATATATTTTTTCTAGTTTGTTAGATCAAATAAAACAAACGAATAAAGATAATATAGGATTAGTAATATCAGCTTGGACTCAAACTAACAGGAAAGATATTAAAGTAAGAGGCATATGGAAACATATCGATGGGTTTTATAAACCAGACTATACTGCTATTCACAATAAGATGCCCCCTAAGTCTATAGCTGGTAATACAGATAGAAGTATAAGATATTACTATAGTCTTCAAGAAATATGTAAATCAAAAAAAATACCATTAAAGCAATTTCAAATGTTACCTTTTTTTCGTTCTAACAAAGAACTGCCAAAAGGTTTGTTAATTTGTACTCGTGAGGTCAATATTCTTTATAATAATCCTTATTTTAAGAAAATAGATAATAATTTTATTGGTTGGCCTACTGAAAGAAGATTAGGCGGATTTAATTTTTGTGATGATATATTGGATATTTATGCAAATGAGAGAACATATTGTATTTCAGATTTAGATAATCACCCTAATGCAAAAGGGCACGAAAAAATAGCGGAGTTTTTATATGACAGGTTTAGTACTATGAATAAGTCTAAAGAACGTAGTTATAAACCATACAATTCACAAGGAAGAGGAGCATAATGGCAGTAAGAGATTTTGATATGTTATCAACAGGACATAGTTGTGATTTTACAACAACATTATCACTTTCACTAGTTAGAACAGTGAAAGCAAACGGTATTGCTGGTGCTGTTGTAGGTACACCTACTATCCCACATAACGCTCCTATATGTCCACCACCTAATATTTGTTGTCCACACATTATGTTTTTAAATGCTGGATCACCAAATGTTAAAATAAGCGGTATACCTTGGGGTAGAGTTACTGATAGTGCTGACGCAGGCTCTATGATAAGAGGATCATTGAATGTATTTGCAAATGGTCTGTAATATCTTATAAATATAGGTATGGCCTACTCAAACTATGACGCAACTACAACGAATCAAAGTAAAAGATCAAATCGTATCTATAGTGATTTGAATTTAAACTTTACTAAAAATCCTGCTACAAAGGATGTTGCAAAAGTCTTTGATGTACAGGCAATTAAAAGAGCTGTTAAAAATATTATATTAACAAATAGATATGAGAAACCTTTTAATTCAGAATTTGGTTGCAATTTAAGAGGATTTCTTTTTGAAAATTTAACTGATCCTGTCCTTGTATTAATGAAGGATAGAATTTCAACAGCAATAGAAAAATATGAACCAAGAGTTACGGTAGAGGATATTGTCATAAAAGATGATGGAAAAAATGGAGTAAATATTATGGTTTCATTTTTAGTAACAGGATCAGAAGAACCAGTAACCGTATCAACATTTTTAAAAAGAGTAAGATAATATGGCACAGCACAGACTAGATATATCAGAATTAGATTTTGCTAATATAAAACAATCATTACAAACATTTTTATCAAATCAAAACGAATTTAAGGATTATGATTTTGAAGGAAGTTCTCTTAATGTTTTATTAGACGTTTTAGCATACAATACACACTACTTGGCTTACAATGCAAATTTCGTAGCAAACGAAATGTTTATGGACACAGCACAATTAAGAACAAGTGTTTCCTCATTAGCAAAATTAGTTGGTTATACACCAAACTCATCCAGAGCACCAATCGCAGATTTAAAAATAGTTATTAATGATGGAACAGGATCTTCAATTACAATTCCTGCAGGTACAAAATATTCATCCGTTATAGATGGACTTACATACACGTTTGTTTCAGTATCGGATAAAGTTGTTCAACCTGTTGATGGTGTTTATACTTGCCAAAGTTTAAATTTTTATGAAGGTACATATGTAAGTTATAATCACACTTATGACGCTGGTGATGTAGACCAAAGATTTTTAATTCCAAGTGATAGAGTAGATACTACAACAATAAAAGTTGCTGTTCAAAATAGTGGTTCAGATATAACAACAGCCATTTATGCTAAAGCAACTTCAATTACAGAATTAGATGGTACAAGTAAAGTTTATTTTTTACAAGAAGCTGAAGGTGGTCAATATGAAATATATTTTGGTGATGGAGTAATTGGTAAAGAATTAAATGACGGTAATATTATTAATATAAGTTATGTAGTAACAAATAAAACAGAAGCTAATGGTGCTACAGCATTTACTTTAGCAGGAACAATAACTGGATTTACAGATATAACTACTACGGTTAATTCATCGGCGCAAGGTGGTGCTGAACCAGAATCTATAGATAGTATAAGAAGGAATACTCCTCATTTTTATTCATCACAAGATAGGGCAGTTACAATAGACGATTACAAAGCTAAAGTTAAACAATTATATGCTAACTCTCAATCGGTATCTGCTTGGGGTGGTGAAGACGCTGAAACACCTTTTTATGGTAGAGTTTATATTTCTATTTTACCAATAAGTGGTTCCAATCTTACTGCTTCAACAAAAGATAGAATTGTTACAAGTCTAAAAAAATATTCAGTTGCTTCAGTTACACCAGTAATTATTGATCCAGAAACTACAAGTATCATATTAACTTCAACAGTAAAATTTGATGAAGC